TTGTAACTGAACCCGCTTTAGGTTGATTTGCAGCGGCCAAAGCAGCATCCTTTTCCTGCTTCTCACGAAGCATTCTGGTAGCCTCTGATTCCGGTACGCCCGTAATGGTTCCTTCGCTTGCCATCGTAGTGCTCCTTTTCACATGTTCGTAACTGAGAGAAAATACGACAAACAGCACAATGAGTTAATTAGTGTTTACATCTTTACGTCGAGGGCTGTTCGCGGTTCTTGGTGCCGTTGGCGACGGGCTGGTTAAGGCCAGCGCTCGTCTTCACGGTGTCCCGCTTACCGTCCATCTTGCTGCCCTGCATGGTATCCTGATTCGCTTCCATGCCAGCGTTGAACGATGCTTCCATGACGGACTGATCGTTCCCGCCCAAGTACCCATCGGTCAAACCGTGGGTAAACGTTGCCTTCGCCATTGGGATTACTCCTTCTTGTACATTGAAGTGAGAGTGTACACTATCTTCGTTGCTCGCCCGTGGCATACCAAAAGCAGATAATGGGCGTGGCAATATCCTGTACCCTCACTATTATCCCCTGTTTTTACACCGTGTCAATCGTCATTCTTCGACTCTTCACCCGATTCTTCTTCTGTTGCCGCTGTCAACTTTGCTAAGTTCGCAGTCTCGGTTTTCTGCCTCTTATCTGCCGCTGCGCTTGCTTCCGCCAGCATCGCACGAAGCGTGGCAGAATTGAGCGCGATAGAACCTAGTCCGAAGACAGACACATTGGGTACGCTATTGTTGGCAATTGCTCTTTCACGTTCAATGTCTTCAGCCATCTGTTCAAGACGATCTGCCTGAACTTCAACCATCGTCCTGTCAGGATCACGCGAACCAAGATCACGGATAGCGCCAGCCTTTGACTGGAATCCGGCATTGACCTTAGCGGATTCCAAATCAATCTTCGTTTTCTCGTCCTGCGGAATCGGGGAAACAAATTCAACTAGCGTGGTGAGAATGGCTTCTTTCTGCTTCACCATGCCGCCGAAGTTGATCTTAAAGCGTGTACCTAGCAACTTCAACAGAAGCGCGTTCACGCGGCGAATACTTCCGCCATACGTGACGTACTTCATTTTTGTCTTCTCAATTAACGGGAGCCACTGAACTTCCAGTGCGACACCAGAAGTATTGGAAGGAACAGTGTCCATGCTCCCCCACACAGATTCCGGCGTCTGCGAAAGTTCCGCAATGGTCCGCTTCAAGTCCTTGTGGTGGCTCATTGCCGCCGTTAACTCGCCTTCAAGCGCAAGATTTTCTACTTTGGCCGTGGCGGGAAGGCCGGAGATAATCTTGTTCGCACCTTTTTCAAGCTGCGAAGCCCGTGCGCCGTAAATGAGCGTCGTGGGCGCGGCATGGTACTTCACAATCTCCCCGATCTCGTGTCCGACTTCGTTGTATTTCTCATTGAGTTCGATGATGCCGTCCAGATCAGCCAAGCCGAAGATGGAGTTTGCAAGCTGCATGTTTCGTGTGTGTACAACATTAACTTCACCGAAAATATTCGGCGTCTCGCGTACTTTCTCCTTATTCCAATAGTGTGTGACAACTTTAGGAGTAATGTGTATGCTGTAGGTTCCCTGCTTGCCAAGACTGGTGTTAGCGACGACCTGTGTTAGCGCGGCATTCGTAAAAGACGGGAACTGAATTAGGCACTCAATGATTTCCCGCGTTATCATGTTGTAGACGGGATACACGTATGCCGGATCAAGATTGACGATGACTATGCGCTGTTCATCCACTGGCAACGGCTGTCCATCCGGCCCAACGTCGATCAATGTGGGGTACAGGAACGCATCGCCTGTGACGCTGCCTGTCTGCGCATGCTCAACCATGAGCGCATTTCTATCGTTCATGTCCCAAATCAGATTCAGCGCGGGGAGGATGGCTTCATTCCCTGCGGGGGCATGGATGTTAAAACCGTTGGCGACAAGCCATGTGACAGACTTATCAACGACAAGTCTGCAATAGTTGGCAATAAATTTACGTGTTCCTTCCGCAGTCATTTGGGTGAAATGCTCGCCACGGTAAAATCCCCAATGACGCCGGTAGCGCTCCAATCGTCGCGTATGTATATCGCGCAAATGATCGTGAAAAAACGTTCCTGTTACGTCTAGGAACTCGTTCGGGACTGCTCCCCAATTGAGGTACTTGTCAGTAATACCTGTAAACGTTTTTCGCACGTTATTGAAAAGGCCCATTGTTGTCCTCCGAATCAAAGTCTTCCCAGAGCAACTTCAAAACCAGTATCGACAGGTACTTGGGCGCTTATGCAAGCCAGCATTGCTGAAGTCGGGAAATCGTCATGCGCACCCGGTTCGTCCGGTGCTTCACAGCGCATGTGACCATTGCGAAATGTCTTTCGCAAGTCCAGCATCTCTCCGACGAACTTCCTGAATTCAGCAGTAGTCTGCGTTATTTTGCTGGCAGGAAAGGTGATTCTGCCCGTGCAAATGTCAGTGTGTAAAATCTTGTAGCCGTCCGCGATCACTTGCGGAGAACTAAAGTTAATGCCCTCAACAATGACTTGATCGTACTCCGGTACATTACCCGCTGTCAAGCCTCTATTGAAAGATGCATAATGTACCGAAAATTTGTCATATCCCCACTGCCCAACGCCTGTGGCGTCAAGCGTGATTTTCCGCAAGCCGCTAAATCTGGAAAGATATTCTGTTATCTTGACGAACTGTTCCTCATAGTTGTCGCCAAGCAACTGCAACCATCCGACAATGTGTTTCTGATACGCCGTGAAATGGATTGATCTTTCAGGCGTATCAACCCAATCGTCAAATATCGGATTGTTCCAGTCAACATCTAAAACGGTGACGACGGTCGGATCGTGAATCTTGCCAAAGTCGATCCCCGCGACTTGGTAGCCGAAGCGTTTGGCCCGTTGCCATAGCGTAGAATATTCACCTGTGAGTTTAGCCACTTTGGGAGACAACAACTGATCCGCTGTAACAAACTGTCCGCGTTCTAATAACCACTGACATTTATAGGATAATTTGAATTCATCTGAATCCTCGCCAAGGTGTACTTTTTCCTTCTCAATGTACGCAGCGTACAACGAATTGTGCTTGCCGCACACGGTGTAATCATACTGGTAATGATTCCTCGGTCCGCCCTGTGCGAATATCCGTTCATTCGTTTTAATGGACGTGTAGAAGTCAGATTTTTGAATCGAGGGTGTTCCAACCTTAATGATGACACCATTGTAGGCTGCAACCATCGGGTGCAACGACTTTCGTACTTTCGTCGTATTGATGTCCTGTGCTTCATCAAGCACTAGAATGTGGTAGGAATCACCCTCGATTTTAGACTGTTCAGACGCCGTTTCAGCGCGTGTAAACGAACCATTTGACATTCGCACTCTATTAGCGTTGCATTGCAATAGCTGAATGCCAAGTTCCTTCAGTACGGACTGACACGTGTCTGTCTCAACACAGGATTTAAGCCGACTAAAAATGATGTCAGCCTGTTCTTGCTTTGGACCGTAGACGCCAATCATCACGCCAGCCTTGAAGCCGCGATAGCGCCCCAGATCATCTGTAAGATTGAATCGCCAATCGTCGGCAAACATTGGAGAGTTAGACAGCGCCGGTAGAATAACCATCAACGCATCTAACGTATCCGCGACACATTCAGACTTGCCAGATTGGCGAGAAAAACATGCGGTCAACATATCACCGTCATGCAGAAGGACGGCCTCAACAACACGATAACAAAATTCGTATTGGTACAAATAGAACTCCTTCTCGGCCATCGCTTGCGCGAGGACAAGAATCCGGTCAACGAGCACCGATAATGGTACAGTCGGCTTACTCGTTTTCTGTGTGCATATTTTACGTTCAACATTAAGCATGTTTACACCTTATTGGTATTGAACGGACAAATCTTTTGGCTGAAGACGATCTTTATTTCCTTGAGCACGTCTAGCTGGCCTCCGCCGTTGGCTACCAACAATTTCAAAACTTCGGTTTGCGCGCTCAACGCTTTTTCAACATCCTTGTTAGTGGCAACAGCTTTAATCAGTTCGTTCTCAAGTTCGTCAATCCGTTTTGCCATGCGCCGCTCCCTTAGCCATGCCGTTAGAACCACGATAGCCATTAGGAAAATCGTCATTGCCGCCCACACGCCGAATCTTTCGGCAACAGATGTGAACGCCGTTGACGCGATTTCCGCGTCCATTGCAATCGGTAGTCCTAATCCGGTAAACAACATTGAACTGACGTAGACTGTCTTCACAGGTGCCCCTCACTTGTTTGGTTTACCGGATTATTCTACTTCCAATGTACGTCTGCCGCAACATCAACGGCGCGGAATGCCACTGGGTCCGTGACTGCCGCAAGCGCATCCTTCAGCGCCCATGACTTCTGGTAAATGGTCAGCGTAGCCAGCAACATTGCACCACCTAGCGCAACCAACTGCGCATGAGTAAGCAGCCTATCAACATCACCCTCATCACGCCACGGGAACGGATCACTAACAGGAATGCCAGCCGTGATCGCTGTTATAATAGCGGTCAGGTTTGCACGGGATTGCGGGTCAGCTTGGAATGTCCATCCATTGTAGCTGACTGTTAGTGCTGCTAACTTCGATTCACGTTCTTGAGTCCCGGCTTGTTTCTTTGCTGCAAGGTCAGCCGCCGTGATCACCCACGGCGTAGTTGTCGCCGGACGCTTTAACTTGTCGCCGGAATGTTCTGGGTGATCGACAATCTCCCACGTCGTAGCGTCAAAACCCGGATCGGGTTGCTGGACGTAAAGTTGAACAGCACCGATCTCTGCCAACTTGACAGGATCTTGGTAATCAGTGCCGCCGTACACTTCCCCAGTAACGGGGTGAACGTATCGCTCACCAGATGAAATGACTGTTTTTGTTGATTCAACGTACAACATTTCCTTGTCTCCTTTTTAGCCCGTTCAGATGCCCCACTTCGACGCAAGGTAGTTTTCCACGGCTTCCCTGTCCGTGTCGTTCAATGCCGTGTTGTAGATCAAGACTTCCCCGACGTAGATGTTAGCGAACGTCACCGGATTCGGTTGCTGCCGCGCCCCGATGACAGTCTGGGTGCAACCGAACGTATCGGTATTTGCACTTGGCCCTGCGGAGAACGACCCGCCGTTCTTAAGATACCCCGTGACGTTTGTCCCGTTAAACTTCACCGTGCTGATGAAGTCAACGCCGTTGCCGGGATGGTCAATCGGGACATACGACGCATACGCACGAGCTACCGTTAGGTTTTGCGGAGACTGGTCATCCTGATAAAATCCGAATCCGCGACCGTCTGTGTTGTCACTAGTGCCGGGATAGACTGTCGAGAACATCCCTTTCCATGCACTTGTCCCACCAATCCGTTGGGAGACGATGAACAGCGTCATCGCCGTCCCGCTATTAGAGTAGGCGTCGGTGGACTTGAGGTGTTGAGCAGATCCATCGAATTTTAGCGCGGTCTTGCCGCCGATTGCTGACGCCGCAACGTCGTATGTACCGACGTTGAACGAGCCGCCTTGAGAGCCAAGATTAACAACAGGCGTGGTTGCGGCATTGATGCCGGTGCCGGTTGCTAGACCACTTGCATCAACCCAGAGGACATACCCCGATACCGGCGGTAGGCTGGCTACATCCAGTCCCATGATTTTATTGAGTGTAGATTTTGAGACACCCATCACTTTCGTGAAGTTGCCGATGGGTGTCCCCATCAACTTAGCGATGTTAGCCATGTTACACCACCTCTGCTAATA